CTTTTTTCAAATATTTTTTCTTGTAATAAAAAAAGCCGCATCGACATTGCATCGACGCGGCTACTGTTAACCGATTACTTTTCTTTCACTCGCAACTACCGCGCCGAAAATGCGCGGAACTGCCCGTCAATATCCATTTGTACGGTGCCGCTTTCGGCGTACAGCGTGACCCACTGCCCGCCGGGAATTTCGGCTGTCCAAACGCCGCTTTCAAGTTGGAAAACCTTTGCCGGGTAAACTTCCGGCGATTGGCCGGGCATTTCAATCAAAACTTGCCCGCAAAAATTCAAAGTAACTTGCGTCTGGCAGGAATTGAAGCAGGCTGTAACCCCCTGATTGCCGATAGCAACGTTTTTTGCAGTGATTTGGCGGGGCTGTTCGGCCATCATTTCAGCGTGAACATTGAAACGGTTTTCGGTGAATGTTTGGCCGGATGCGCTTTGGCAGGACGTTGCCAGAGCGGCAACAATGGAAATGATGAATAATGCAAATTTCATTCGTTAAGAATTTGGTTTGAAAAAATAGGGGGCAGGATTGAAATTCAAAAACTATGCCTATTCAAAATTTGGCTTCAAAAATTTATCTATCTCTCCCGCATTCGCCGCACACAAAAGCGCAGCCCGTTCGTAATCCTCCCGGCACTGTTTCACGGTGCGGGGTTTTGGCTTTACGGTTCGGATTCGCGGGGCGGGCGGGTTAAAGTGTTTTTGTGCAGCCATTTTGAAGGAAGTTTATAAAATCATCGGTTGACCGGCATTCAAAATAAATGCCGCCCGCCCGCTCGATTTCAAATTGCCGTTTCTTTTGGTCATCGCTCAATTTATCCCTCCCGGCCTTTACCTCAATTGCGATAAACCGGCCCCTGTAAATCATAATCACATCAGGAAGCCCCTTTTCGGTGTTTCCTTTCCTGTGTATGCCCTTCGCCTGATCCCATACACCGACGTTATTCACTCGGTAGGCTACGCAACCCGTTTGGAAGTTTGCAAGGCGCAAAACGTTGCGGGTGATCTGGTTGGCAGTTTCCGGTTTTTTTTGGACTGGCATATCACATCGTTTCAATTTGTTCAACCACATCGAAAAGTTCAAGCGGACGCGACTGCAAAAACCGCTTTTCGGCTTCTTTGCAGTTTAAAACTGCCTGCTTGAAATACGATTCTTTCAGTTCAATCCCAATAGCCTTACGGCCCATCGAAACGGGAGAAAAAACTTCGCTTCCCACGCCCATGAAAGGGGTCAAAACAACTTCGCCGGGATTGCTCCAAAGGTCAACGCAACGATCAATAACATCCAACTGGAGAGGATGCACGTGTTTTTCATCGTCTTCATCTTTTGCATCGCGGAACGGCAAAACGTTGTTGATTCTAACATCGTCCCAAACCGATGAGGCGTAACGCTGCCAAACGATGTGAGAAAACTTGTTCCCGTAGGGGTCTTCATGCCCCTCCCATTTCTTTTTGAACGCCTCAAAACTTGCCCACATATACGCCTCGTGGAATGCCTCAAAGTCTTTGTACTGACCTTCAAAGTCTTTCATCGGAAGCCCGAAAGCGGAAAGGTGTTCGGTCAAAAGCGGCGTGTCCCCTGCGTAGTGCGTAAGCCCGAACGGATGTGTAACGTGGCGTTCGCGTTCACCTTTGCGCTCAAACACAAGAACTTGGTCCGGCATGGCCGTAAAACACTTGGTTGAATCTTCAACGATGTTCATGTGCATCAGGCTGCGAACCATCGTCCGCATACGCACCTTCAAAGGCTCTTTCCAAACAGTAATCCGGTTTTTGAAATTGAATCCGTGCTTTTCATGCAACCGGATAATTTCATGCGGGAAATCCCACATATTTTCCGTTTTGCTGTCGATGATGTCGGTACAGTGTACGGCGTTGATACAGCCTGGCTTTGTAACGCGGGCAAGTTCCGCAATCAAAAATTCGTATTGCTCCAAAAACTGTTCCTTGCTTTCGCAGTTGGAAAAGTCATTTTCCGAACTTGTGTACTGATACAACCCCGCAAAAGGCGGAGAATAGACAACGAGATCGACAGACTTTTCAGGAAGTGTCGGAAGGACATACATACAATCGCTGTTGTACAGTGCGTAGTTATCGGTAATAAGTTGTTCTTTGACCTGCATTTTATTCGTTTTTAAATGAATTTCGGAAGGAAAATTTGTTTGTCAAATTTGGCTTTTGCGGCCAAAAAATCTCGATTGATGTTTGCATTCAGGCGGGTAAAAAGTTCGTCAGCTTTTTTTGCTTTTGCCTCAAGGGCTTGAATTTGCCGGACTTGCCCGTCAGATGAAACACGGTCGACGTAAACAGGACGCATTTGCCCAAAGCGGTGAAAACGGCGTTTCGCCTGATAATACTGCTCATAAGAAAACCCCGGGAAAAAAACGGTATGGTTGCAGTGTTGCCAGTTCAGCCCAAATGCTGTAATGCGGGGCTTGGTAATCAACTTTTTAATTTCGCCTCGCGAAAATGCCAAAAGGATTTCTTCCTTCCTTTCGAGTTTCATTGACCCCTTAATCTGAACAGCCCCGGGGTAAATTTTTTCAAGCAAATCCGCTTCCGGGTTGAGGTTGCACCAAAAAACTGAAAAGTCGTGCTCTTTTGCAAGGTCGGCGGCATATTCGCAGCGCTGTTCAACCGTTGCCCGGGTTTCCGCCTTAATTTCCGGCATGGTGCGAGCAACGCGGTTAAACATCTCAAATTGCCCGTTTACGCAAAGCGGCGTGTCGTTTTTCACAGTGTGGTCGCGCTCAATCAATTCCGGCAAAATATGCCTGGCGTCACTAAAACCAAGATCGGACGGCTTGCGGGCGCTGATTGACCAACTGGAAACCCATTCAAAAAATGCAGTTTCGGCGTGTCCTTTAAGCCGCCACTTCACCCCGATGCCTTGCGGGCTTATCGTATCCTCATTGTTTTTGAAAAACTTGGTGAGCATATCCATGTAGCCCATGTAGCCCAATGCCTCGCTACTCGTACCAAGTTCGATAAAATCGTTCGGTGAAGGGGTGGCAGTCGCCAAAAAACGGTACGGTACTTTTTTCAGGAAGTTGGTGACGTCTGCCCGTGTTTGGCCTTCTGCATCCTTCAAAATACTGCTTTCGTCGCAGATGACACACGAAAAGTCTGCCGGGTCAAGATGGTGCAATCGTTCGTAATTGCAAAGGATAATTTTCCCTGAAAACTTCCCGTCTCTTGTATGCTCAACATCATCAATGCCGAATTTTTCGGCCTCTGAAATGAACTGAAACGCAACTGCCAACGGGGTCAGGATCAAAACGGGCTTGTTTGTGTACCGGACGTAATTGGCGGCAATGACCAATTCAATCAGGGTTTTACCAAGTCCGGTGTCAAAAAACAGCGCTTGCCTCCCTTTTCTGATTGCGTGTTCCGCGCCGTAACGCTGGAAATCAAACATACCATCGGGAAGCCACAACGGCTCAATGCCGTGATTTTGGCCGGAATGGCGTTTGCTTTCCAGAAAATTCAGGTATTCTTTCATGTGTTCGACATTTAAAAACGCAGCCCGCCCCGGTTAAAAGTCGTCGAACACATCAGGGGAACGGGGCAGGGCTGCAAATTTCTTTTGGTGTTCGACGGGACAAAGATAATCGCGCTTTATTTATTTGCAATACCTTTGAAAACATATTTTTTTACTTCATTCAAAAGGCCAACCGCCCCGCATTCCACCACCTCCCCCCTGCGTACCATTTCGGCGAACATCTTTTCCGCTTCCACATCTGTGCAAGACATTGCCCGCTTTATCGCGGTGACAAAGGTCATTTTTACCGCCTGCCCGATTTTGGAAAGGTTGGGCGGTGTTGGCGAGGTGGCGGGTTTGCGGGTAGTGGGTTTCATGTGAGATGCACTATTTTAGCCACCTTCGCGGCTGTCAAAATTCCAAGCCGCGTTTTCCAAATGTGCGGCGTGTCCGTGCCTATATGCACGTTTTGCGTGCCAAGCAGACGAAAAAATGTTGCGGCAAAATTTAGGTATTTCATATCAAAATCTTTATTTCTTTCCCGCTCACGTCGTATTTCCCTTTGCGAAATTCGCTTTCGACACGGTAACGGGTCTTTTCATAAATGTAAAAGGCCACCTTTTCGGCAATTCCCGCCCGTTGGATTTCTTCGGAAACGAACTTTGATTTTACCGGATAGCAAATGATACCGGCGTCGCTTATTTCAACCGTGTTTGCACGGTAGTTATCGCGGCCAAAGTCGCGGGAGGCCCGGACGGCTTCGAGAAGTTTTGATGTTGTTTCGGGAAGGTTCATTTTTTCATCTGTGCTTTGATTTGAGCAATCCGCATCACCTTATAATTCACAAAAGGCAAGCGTTTTTCTTTCGGCAGGTCGGCCCATTCCATTTCAAGCATCCGAATCGTAAATTCGTCCGGCTCCCATTCGCCAACGTGCGGCCCCTGCTTCAGTTCGCCAGCAACCAGAAAGGTATTTTCAAGTTTGGAAAGCGATTGTTTCACGGCTTCCGGCATCGGTATTGCCGTACTGCTTTGTGGCTTTGCCTTTTCGGCTGCCATTTGTTCGGCCTCTGCCCTCATCGCCCGGTTGGCGGCTATTTCGGTGCGCACTTCCAAATACTTTTCAATCCAGCCAAAAACCACAATGGTATCAATTCGGTCGTAAACTTCGCCGTATTCGCCCCGGACGCCCTGCTTCATAATGTACCGCAATTCACCGACGTTCAACCAGTAAAATTCTTGCAGGATTTCTACCGCGATAAAGTCTATTTGGTGGGGTTTCAGGTTCTTGCCTACGTTCAAAAGGGCTGCCGATTGCGCCACAATTTCGATAACCGCGTCCTTTGCGGCTTCCGGCCCGTGATACTTTTTTACTGTTGCCAGGGTCGGGTAAACGTCCGACATGGCCTGTTCAACCGATGCGGGCAAAACTCTGTGCAGGTTTTCAGGCAGTGCCAGCATGGAAGAAAAGGCTTTGCGATCTTCAAAACTGCCGTTCTTCAGGAGCGTTTGCCAATGTTCCGTTTTGCATAGCGCGCTCCATTGCTGCCATCCTGCGCTGCCCAACGTATTGAGCGAGGTCGAGGTGTTGGGCTGTTGCCTTGTTAAGGCCGTTTGGCTGTTGTGTTCCATTTTTTTCTGCTTTTGGGGCAAAGATTCCCCGGTAAAGGTTTCCGATTGAATGCGAGATATTGCGCTCTACCTGCGCCGCGTCTCCTTTCGTTTCTTCCCACAATGAGCGAAGTTTAACCAGTTCCGATTTTGCGTTTTTGTAACGCTCCCGGTGCTGGTCGTACTTGTATTGCAGCCATTCAGCCCATGCCGCCCGCGCCTTTGCCGGGTCGCTGAAATGCTGAAACACCGTTTCGTTTTCGGTGTGAATGTTTGGCGCGTTGCGTTGCTGCTTTTCGCGGCCTGTTTTTGTGGGCTTTGTTTTCGGCCCTACCGCATCCACCACCGTAACGCCGGGAAATTCCGGGTCTGTGATTGAAACACGAACCGCGCCCGGCCCCCGGTGAAGTGGTTCCGCTTTTTCTGCTTCTAAGGAAAATTGTTCAGGGTAGATTTCATCAACCTTTTTGAAGGGCGGGGAAAGCGGGTCGCTTGCGCCCGCGTTGTTTTTATCTTGTATTTTATTTTTGTTTTTATCTTGTATATAGGATGCTGGTAAACTGGATTGACTACCCGGTAAAGAGGATTGACTACCTGCCCGC